TATTCCAGTGTCCGGTCCATGATGCCCCTCATATCAGTCTGTTCTCTGGCGATCCGCGTTTTCATCTGTTCGAGTCCGAATTGTTCTCCGTAGGCCCGCAAGGCGTTCAGTTCCGCGGTGTGCACAAAACGTTTCTGCGCCAGTCTGGGGGCAGTGAGGGTTACAATTTTCCTGCCGGTTTTATCCGTGACTTCGGCGGGCGCATATATTGAGATATTTTTCAATATCCCCTCGCTGCCCGAGATCACCTCGAATGCGAGCCTGTCGCTTGCCTCTATGTGTTCCCTGCCCTTGAAAATCCTGTTGTAAATTTTCATAGAGGGCGCCTTCAAGGCATTAATCGCCGCCGTTAATACCCGTATTTTGAAAAGATCGTCCATTTTTATTCTCCTTCCTTTATTAGCTGTTAACTAATTGCTAAAAGCTAACTGCTTTTCTATTATGCCGTTGTTGTGGTTGTGGTCGTGCTGGTCGTGGTCGTTGTCGTGGTTGTCGTAGTCGGCACGGCCAGGATCGCCTCATCGATGATAATGCCTCTATCTTGAAGCGCCACGATAGCCGTACGCTTGTCGAGAGTTGTTATTCCCGCCGGCCAGATCAGGTCTTTGTAGTGATATTTGCCGACAAAATACGCCTGTGCCCTCTGTGTGGCCGCTGAATTCTCCACGTCCTCCAATAGAAAGGCGCGGGCATTGGCGACTGTATTCAGCTTCTGCCACTGGCCGCTTGCCACACTGACCATTTCCAATACCGTGCCGCGTTTCAATGCGCCTGCCGAGGCTTTCAGCGTGATCTCCCTCTGTATATGCATATCGGATGCGATCAACTGAGAAAGCTCGGCTCCCGTGGTTTCCGTCACTCCTAATGTCCCTGCCATGATTTTCCTCCTTAATCCTTTTAATCCTTAGTCCTTAATCCTTTTAATCCTTAGTCCTTAATCCTTTTAATCCTTAGTCCTTAATCCTTTAATCCTTAATTTCAGGATTTACCTTAGCCGCTATTTCCTCGCCCATTGCCTGATCTTTTTTTGCCTCCGCAAAATCTGAGCTTTCTCCAGCTTTTTCCTTTGTAGCCAACTCTTGAAAGATCGAAGATTTTTCAAAACCTTCCAGGAAGCTTTTAAACCAGTCAGCAAGGCTTTTCTTTTCCCCTTTTTCGGAAAAAGATATTTCAGTCTCGCTGTCGAGTCTGCTTATAAACTCTATAAGCCCTGAATCGACCCAGGAAGGTGGTATCTTCCCGTCTTTGACTAAAGCCTCGCAGAAATCAGATATCTCCTTCCTGTGAGCCTCTCGCTTAGCCGTGCGCTCTTTTTCTGCAAATTCAGTATCGGCTTTTTTACGTTCAGCCTCAGCCCCTGTTTTTTTAGCAGCCTCGATATCCGCTTCGGTAAAAACTTTGTCTCCGCCAGGGGCCGCTTTCTGACTGTTGCCCCCAGGCAACTGTATGTCAGGGTTATCTTCCGCCTCCTTCCAAAATTTGAAAATTTCCATAAAATCTTTGAATGTCATGATCTCTTCCTCCTTTTTTGATGCTGCTATTTTATGTTTTTCCACAAACTCAAATAACATTGCCCCTTCATCCTCGCTGAATTTCAGGTCTGCCAGCCCCTTCACTGCCGGCGGCGTAGCGCCTAAAAATCCGATATGCCGCAGTGTGAAATCGGGATACAGTGAGATAGAGCGTTTTTTAAATAGACCTTTTTTAACCATGTCGGTAAATTCAGGAATAACATCTTTGCATTTCGCCCAGAGAATACCGCTTTCTTCTTTTATCTTTTCCACCCAGCCATATGCAGGTGAGCTCTCTGTCGGATGTCCGATGACGATGGGCGCTTCGTTTTTTTCAGGATTATAATTCTTTGCTATTTCTTCAAGATCATCCTCTGTCCAATCCTTGGTGTTTCCGGCAGAATCGGTGTGTGTTCCTGTCCGAAAAACCTCGATCCAGTCGTCGAATCCTTTGAAATCTTTCATAATCCGTTCTCCCTCTCATTTTCCTGTCATAATGAAATCACTTAGCGATTCTCTGATCTCGTCCCAATCCTCCGGCTGCACCATTATGAATGGTCTCGCCGGTATATTGCCCCAGGGAAGCTTGGTTTTCCTGGTGTGAGTACGCACAACAACCTTGCGAGATTTTACAGGACGTCCGAATGCCTGAGTTATCTTTCGCATATGCATCTTAATCTTAGCCTCCACAGTGCCGAATGATCCTTTGTCAGCGCCGAACTGGTGAACCGCGGCATAGATTTTATTCGTGCCTATGGTCACGGAATCTTTATCCGCCCTGGCATGGATGCTGCCTGCGAGGCCTCCGCCCATGCCTTGATCCATCAAAATTTTTCGGCCTTTTCTCCGCGCCTTGGTTGCCGGCGAGAGTGGCGTCCATTTTGCCGGCCTGCCTCCCTTTTCGAAATTCCTGACAATCGATGTCCGGATAATCTGGCCGATTATTTTCATAGCGGGAGTGAGATCGCCCATACGGCGCTGGATGCCACCCAGAAGCCGCTTAATTCTCTGATCTTTAATCGTAATATCCAGTGATATTCCGGCCATATCAATCCCTCAAATGTTCATCCCAGGCGGCTTTGCCCGGGTTATAATCCCAGCCCGGGCCGATCCCCCTCGGGATTTTATGTGTTTTCCCGGTCGTCGGACTGGTCCAATCATAATATTCCTGTTTCGGAGCCTTTGTTATTATGGGATGCGCTGTATTTGCCTCCTGTTTCTTCAGACGCTCTAATTCACGTTCTGATACGCCGACCACACCGCATTTGCATCCCCAATCGTTTGGCGGAAAATGAGTATCCCAGAATGGATCATCCGCGGGGAGTACCAGGTTATACCACTTCATGTGCTCGGAGCGCGGGTCTGCCGCGCTTGATGGGACGTATCGTAAATATGGCCGCGCTTTGAGCACATCTGGATCTGTCATCTGCTTCCAGTGTCCCGCATGATATGCGACACTGACATTTGTGTTGAATATGACCGCCGTCCTCCAGCCCTTGCCTCCCTTGTATTTCCAGCCGTGCTTTGAGATTATCCCGTCGAAATCCTTGCGGAATTCATGAAGAGTCGTTCCGTCCGCAATGCCCTTTTCCACGGCCGTCCGCAAATCTAAAATCAGATCCTCTTTCATGGCGCCCGCGACAACAAATGCCCGTGAATGCATATCCTTCCAGAGATCCTCCCACGTTTTTGTGGGCAGGCTGATCTTTTGCCTGAAATATTTGATTGCCTCGTCGAAGGGCAAGCTTAACGCCTGGACTTCATTCATTTGCGTCAAATCTCCCCGTCAGGTGGGCTAATGTCATTGCTTTCTGGATGAGGTTGCCTATCTCCATTTCATCCATATCTCCATAAATATCAATCAGACCGTCCCTGAATTCCTTTAGGGAATTTACGCTCTCCAGGAGCTTTTTCGCGGGCTCGATCATATCGTCCATAGATGCATCGTTAATAGCTTTTGCTGCTATGGCATCCGCAGCCGCATGGATATCAGCATCGCCCTCGGCAAACTCCTGATCTGCTTTCTGCCTGCCGGGCGTAGCCGAAGGCAAAGCCTGGATGTCAAAATCCTTTTCCTGGAGATTATATATGCGCTGGTAATAAAACTTCGTAAATTTGACGCCCTGTTTTGTCAGGGTTTCATCACGCTCGGCGAGGTCTTTTTGAATGTTTTCCTCTTCGAAGAATGCAAATTCAGGAACCGCTGCGCCCTGTGCATTGAACTCGATAATCCATGAGAAAAGAATATGAAATGCCTGGGAGATCATTCGTTTGTCCTGATCCACCAGATCGGCCCTGACTTCCATGTGTTCTTTTGTGGCGGCGAAAGAACCGCCTTTATCTAACTCGGTTGTCAAGGTCTGCCCTAAAATCGCTTTTGAGATCTCCCTGTTCGATACGCTGATCAGTTTTTCGTAAATATCAGCGGATGCGCTTTTCCCGGCAGCCTCTGTAATATCCACGCTCTCGTCGTCATTGATCACTGCCACTGCATCCTGCACCATCGAGGTCAATCTCGACAGGAGCGCTGCTCTCTCGGTTTCATTTGTAGATCTCGGCACCCGGCCTACCAGCCAGGGCATCCCGTATTTTTCGGTAAATATCGCCCAGAATTTGAATCCGCCCTTTTTGAAGACCACCGGCCAGAAACATCTGGACAGAATCCGCTCCCCATATGGATTCTGATAACTCGCATGATGTCTCGGCAGCAGGAATTTATAATCCGGTATCTTCTCACCGTCCGTCATATTGTCCATCGATAGAAACCGGAGTTTATTTTCCGGATCAAATGCAAACCACTCCGGGGGTTTTCCCTCGATCCGTTCAGGCAGCCATGAGTTTTCAGTGCTGGTCCAGATCACCTCCAGGGGAGACATCCCGTAAAACGGCGCTTCAAGCATGTCGGTAATGATCTGATATACGTCGAGCGATTTCATGAGCTTTTCTATAATTTTATAACCGTTTTTATTTTGCCGGGCCGAACCTTCTTTTGCTTCATTGATTTTCCATTCGCAGGATAACGTCCCGGATTTCCGGCTCTGATAGCAGCTCCAGACATGAGGATCAGAAAGAAGCTGGCGATACACGGCAACATTCTGCCCGGTTTTTTGAAGAACCGGATCGGGATCGGGCAGTAGCGCCCATATTCCCATCCAGTCCAGCGAACGTGATCTCGCGGCAATCTCCGTGCTCAGCGATTTACGATCATCCATCTCAATAAAATTATTTTCGTTGATCCAGAGTTTCATCAGTACGCTCCATATCGGACGGAGCCGTGATATCCATCCAGTTCAGAAATCATATTCCTTATCCCGGCAGTCAGGATATCGGGAATATCAGTATATCCCGCCATCTCATAGGCCGCGTAGAGCGCCATAGCCCCGGCAATGCCGGAATCTCCGTGGCGCTGTTTTTTGTCTGTGCTTTTAGTTTTTTTATCGGGCAGCTTTGCCACGCCCTTGATCACTTTGAACGCCCGGTGATCTTCTATTATATCGGCGTCTTTGGGAAGTAAGATACTTCGATCTTCAAAAGCTGCTTTGTACTTCGGCATATTCTCCCGGTACCAGCTCTCTGTGAGCATGACCTGGGCAATTCTCATGGCGCCGTATTTCTGCATGGCACGCTCGGCCAGGTACTGGCCGTTTCCCCTGGCATCCAGGGCGCCGCCGGAAAAGCGCGGCAGGCGATCTACTATATAAAACAAGATCTGCTTCTGTTGTTGGAACGGGATGTTTCTCAATTCCAATATAAATGGAGCCCGGAAAGTGGCATTTTGCTGTTCGGCCAGAGGTATAATTACCGTGAGATCGCCGGTGCGCCCGAAGTCTTCACCGAAATAATGACAGCGTTTTATATCCAGCTTTGCCAGGAGCGGCTTCAGTGTCTCCTCGCACCAGTC